AACCAGAAACCGCCGAACCCAAGGTAACTATACCAGTCCCCGTGGTGGCTGTAGCCATCTTCGCGCGATTTACTAAAGTCACCATAATCTTCCCTCATTCTTTAAAAGCGTTCTTAACACAGCTTAGGCTGGGTCAGGAATACCGATCTTGAATGATGCGAGAGAAAATGTGTTTCCGCTAGTCACGGACTGAGATGCAGTCAAAGCGCCAGTTACCAAAACACGAGAGTTGGTTGTGTCAACCAAAGCATAGTGCGTTGCAGTTCCAGTGCCAGTGATGCTTCCATCAGTGATAGCAGCTACAGTAACTTCACGACCGCCGCCAGAACGATCAGCCGGTGCGCCGATGGAAAGCGATGTGCTGTTTCCCAAAGTGCTGGTTGAAGTTGCATCAGCGTAACTCGTAGCCTCTTGCGAAGTTACATGAATTACGTTTGCTTCTGTGTCCAAAACGGTCAAGCCGTTATCAAACACCCTATTGTCTAGTGTAGCCATAACCGGCCTCCATTAAGTTGCATATGCAGGGGCATAATAACCGACTTTTGAGTAGAATACTAGACCAAGATGAAACGCGAGTTTAGCTTGGCTTGGTCGGCCAAACTGGTCTTTCGGGATCAACTGTATTTGCCGGTAAATCACGAAGCTGTTGGCGGTAGGTTGCCCACTCTTGCTTTTTAGCGTCTGTTAAATCGCTATCCCATAACATTTTGTGGTCAGACTTATTCAATATAAAGTTTCTTTCATGCCTTAAAAGTTGCCAATGATCTATATTACTGAAATCTATTTCACTCATAGTTAAGCTCCTCTAGTCTTGAGTAAAGATTGAAGAAATGACGCCATTGTTAATCTGCAACTTTCCTTTTCGGCCATAAAACTGTCGCCAACCCACCGTTACTGTTTGAGACGTGTTAGCAGGTGCGCTAAAGGCATAGTTACCCTGCAAGGTAACACCTACTGGGCCGTCAGTGTTACCTGATCCCCCAGTGTACAATACGCGTGTATTATTCAAAAGTACTTCTATGGCAAAACCATAAGTTCCTTCTCCACCGGGCCTTGTCTCCAGTGTGCCTTGTATGAAAAGAGTAAGCAAAGCCACAGAATTTGCCGTTGGAGTATATGTAAAGCTAGTTATTGTACCAGATGCCGCTGGATTATCCGGGTCACCATTCCGGTTGCCATATTCACCCGACATAGTAGAAAACTTATTGGTCGATAAAGTCGGGATACGATCAGCTGATAGTACACCAGCGGTAATCTTATCTGCGCTTAAACTTCCAATTTTTGCAGACGTAACAGAAGCGTCTTGTATTTTCGCAGTTGTGATTGAAGCGTTTGCAATCTTTGCGTTGGTTATGAGACCGTCAGTGATCTGCGCTGAGTTAGTGATGATGCCAGAAGTTGCCAGCAAGCCACCTGTGATTGTGTTAGCAATGATCTTGTCGCCAGTAATAACTCCGCCTTGAATGGCGTCACCATAAATACTGTTAGCAGCAATAGCATTGGCCCCAACAGCATTTGCACTGATCTTGCCAGCAATAATCGCATCGTCTGCAATTTGTGCAGTGTCAATTATTCCATTCGGTATTTGAGATTGAGCAATGCTCCCCTGCAAGTCACCGAAGCTCTCAGCACCACCCACAACTGGCTCCCAGACGGAACCCGTCCACTGGTACAGCTTGCCATCAGTACGGTTAAACAGCTTCTGGCCCACAAAGTCACCTGAAGCCGGTAGAGAGGTAACATCCTCAATGGCATAGAGACCTTGCTCAGTGAATAAGCTATATACCCCATTAGCGAAGTCATCGTCATCAATAAAGGTGGTTGTCGCTGATACACCAGTAGTAAACGCAGAAGCGTTGCCACTGTAATCCACCGACTTCAAAAAGTAGTATCTAGTTTCTTGTATGCCCAAGTCTGAGCGAACGAACTCGCTACCACCAGATATACCAACCTTTGTCGCGCCAGATGATGAGTTGGAAGTGTTCTCCCAAACCTCAACAAAGTTAAGATCAGCGTCAGCAGGATTGGTCCAACGGACAGTGATGTACCTGAAACCACCATCAGCAGTAATTGCTGTGGGTAGACCCGGCGCAGTTACATCCCCACCACCAGTAAACTGAACAGTAGAATATGCTCCCGGAACCCCAGCGGCAGTTACTGCCCTCACACGGAATATATACTCAACACCATCAACCAGAGGCGAAATCTCAATTGATGACTCAACGGTTGTTGTACTGGAATATGTACTATCTGCTAATGCCTTCCATTCAACCTCGTAGTAGGCAGAAAAAGCATTCGACACATCGTCCCAGTTTAATATGGCAGAGTTGATGAAAGTGCCATCACCCTGAGTGCGGCCGCCGCCGGAAGCCGTCAGATTGGTGATCGCAAGCCCAGCGCCAGCATCAGGCAAATTGGTATTGTTACCAATAATGTCGCTTTCTTCAGCGTTCCAATCAAATGCCGCCTCAGATGTTTCTTGCAGGGTCAAAGTTACCCGCAGATCGCCAGCCTCTTGGTCTGACGCAAACTTCCAGCCGATGACCTCAAACTCTTTGCCATCAAAGCCGTAGCGATCATTATCAAAGGCAATGATGTCGCCAACCTCAATGTTGAACGCCTCCAGCCCAAAGTCGGCACTGATCGTCATCTGCTCGCGGCCACGATACAACGTCATCTTTGCGATGCGCTGGGCTGTAGAGGCCGAGGTGGTGAATGGCAGTGGCAAGTCCAGCAGCATCTCATCGCCGCCGTCCTCGGTTTGGAATGTGCCACTTTTGATTGGCGGATAATCAGCGGTGATGAAATCGCCATCAGCGTTGTTAAATGTACCACCGACGCCGTTAAAGCTGTCCCTGGTGCTTGACCTGGTTTGCAGGTTGATCGGCCCACGCAGGTCATCAAGCGTTAGGGTTTTAACTGGCGCAGTATATGCGCCGACCTTCAGCTTCCAATAGCCAGAACCCCAGAACAACGTGCCAGCGCAGGCAGTGGCCATGTCGCCCAGAACCTTGCCTGTAGGGGAACTCGCTTTCACAATGCCATTGATCGTGTACCGCTTCTCCGTGCCGCTGTCGCTTAGAGCTACATCTTCATCACTCTCGTTAGCCGCAGCGGAAAAGCTCACATCATCAATCGCGCTATCATTCAAGCCATATGTGCTTGTGATAAAGTCACGAATGCAGAGAGCCGCATTGTTGCTATATGCGGTCGTGGATGTTCGCGGGTCATATACCTTTTTGCCCTTCACAACAGCAGTAATCAGCGGAACGCCGTTGGCAAAAACTTCACCGTCGTACTCATAGCGGACGTAAAGATAAGCAATGCCATTGCCGACGAAGTTAGATGTTAGGGCATTTGATCCTGTTAGCTCTGACTCGGTTAATAGGTCTTCGGGTGCAGCTGTCTGACTGCCATCAAATTTCTGGATACGGATTTTGCTATTCCAAGTATCTCCAGTAACAAACCCATCGCCGTCAAGCGTAACAATCTCATCGTTTACATAGATGTCGCCAATCTGCTGAACTTCATGCCCAGCAACAACGATGATCTGATGTAGAAACTTATTCTTCTCGCCCGTGGACTCATAATAGCTGACTGTCCCACCTTTGCGGACTTGGCCGTAAACAAAGTCAACAGGCGCAGTGGCATCTCTGGCATTGACCAAAGTACCCTGCGATCCAAAAGAGCTAAAGTCTGGCTTTGGGGATAGGGCGGATATTGCCCATGAAGTTACGGCTGAAACAGCAATATACGTTCCAACATAAATTGCGGCGATGGCCAGAGTGGATGTCGCACCAGTTGCAGCAATTATCGCAGTTGCAATAGCCTCAACACGCGGAGCGCGATCCCAGTCTCTATGCCGCATCACATTGTATGGAAAATTCTTACTCATGATTTGACCCACGCTCCATCAATGTCATCTAGCGGAAGGTATATCACACCAACCTTATCCAAGAAAGCACCCTTGCTGCCAGTGCAGATGCCCATAGCAACACCTGTGACCCACTTGCGAGCCTTCTTCGTCGTTACAAGCGCACCAAGAGGCGGCACGTGCTCAATGCGATCCAGCTTGTCATCCACAGCTCGGTAAAAGTCGCTATAACCAAACTCTTTCACCATTTCACTGCGCCTAAATACCCTGCCACCTTCCATGTAGCGACCAAGCCAATCGTCAGCCCAACCATCGCCGTGCATAGCCTTGAAAGCGTCGTTGGTGAACGTCAAACAATCGTGCTGACCCCAGACGAATGGCTTGTCCTTCATGGCCTTTATATAGGCGTTAAGTCGCTCGCGTGGCCCCATCAGTCAGACTTGACCTCCCGGCCCCACACAATGTCACGATCCTGCAAGTCGGCAAGATACGAAAAAAACGTGTCACTTGGATAGCGAGACTTTTGACTGCCATCTGTGTAGCGCCAGTTTGACGCTTTCTCCAGGCGCACCAGCTTGCTCTCAACGGTCAAAGAGATCGTGCTGGTGTCACCACTGTCCTCGATGGTCATAACGTCCATAAAGCCGCTGAATACCTCTATCGGCGTAGTGGTGTCAGTGGTTCCGAAGTAAATCTTGCATTCACGGTTTTGATACGGCTCTTGCAGCGCAAGTGAAACCAATGATGCGGGAACGCCAGAAAGCTGCAACGTGATCCGCTTGGCCGACAGGTCGCTTACCTCTTCCAAGCCGCCAATGCTAAGAAGGCTGCCTGTGCCGAGGTAGGTTTCGCCGCCGATTGTGCGATCACCGTAGCCAGTCCAAAAGCGAACTGGCGCGCTGTCAAAGTCCATCTCTACTGCATAAAAAGGCTTTACCTCTGGTTGACTCAGTGCGGTCAATAATGATGATGGGGTAGTACGGGTCATATTACCTCACTACAAGAAAATGTTATGCCGTAACGACTAACTTGATCTGCTGACCAGCGAAGATCGTTGCTATCCATTCTAAAAACACCCTGCGCTTCTGTAAAATCTACAGGCGTTGATGTCGTAAGCGCAACTTTTAGCGCGGGTTGAATGGTAACTGACCCATCACCAGTGTTGTTATCCACTACCATATGCAAGACTGAATTTGTCCCAGTAAAGAATTGCAAATAGCTACCAGCATTTATTTGCTTCCCAGAACCAATAGTAAGATCAACAGTTGTATCTCCAATAGCCGCACTAGAAGCTACAGCTATAGAAGTCGGTGCCGCATCTGAAATAATTTCTTTTCCATCAGGATCACCGAGAAGAAAAGTATTCGCGCGGCCTTCACATTGCATAAAGAACGCTTGCCACTGACTGGCCTGTGAGCGTTTCATGGGGGGCAAAGTAAGAGTAGCTTGCCATTGGGCCTTGGGATAGGAATGCACCTGTGAAGCGCCCGTAAATGGGCTCTCAGATACAGCCACGGTTCGGCTTATTCCCCAATCAGAGTTGGTAAAGGCGGGGCTTGTTGGCATAGTTATCAGTGTCATAAATCACCCAAATGCTCTGCCATAAGAACCACCGCGCCGTTTAGCGTCAGCAACTCCAGACATTGTTTCTTGTTTAAATGATGGGAGTAAGGATAGCATTTCAGCCCGTACTGTTTGAGAAACACCCGCGCTTACGTTGATTGTTTGATTTACTACTGTTGTTGAACCCCCGCCGAAACCCTTTGAATTGCTATTATTCATTACGGTTCCCGCAGAAGACGGAACAAAAAGCTCTGGACCGCGCTCACCTACCATGTAGGGCTGATTGGGGCTGACGCTTCCGCCACCAGCAAGACCCGGAAAACTAGCCGTAGGTAATGGCACCCCGCCAAAACCGCCAAATATTGCGTTTAATATTTTATTTACAAAGAAAAGCTCAATTGCCTTGGCAATCATAACTTTCACAAAACTTCTAAATACATCCTTCAAGCTATCAAGGTTCATTTTTCCAGACATAACCATATCAGCCAAAGCGTCACTAAAGCCAGATGACAGATTTTGAACTGCGGTATTTAGAGTAGAGATAATTGGATTTTGCTCATTTAATTGTTGACCAAGCTCTGCCATCGCAACTTTGTATAACTCCATACTAATCAAGCCAGCATCCAGTGCAGCCTTAACATCTTGCATTGACTCTTTAATGCCAAGATTTTCATCAGCTAAATTTAAAGCAATTTCCTTGCCATTTTCAGCTTGAGCTTGGTAATCAGCCATTGCGGTCTGAAGGTCTTCTAAGGTTTCATTCAAGAGAGCATAAGAAAGGGCCGATTGCTCATTTGTTGCTACTATCGTTGACGCAACATTTTTAGCACCACCAGAACGGGCTTCCTGCAACCGCAATTCACGTTGATACATATCTTCAGTTACATCAGATGTAGATGACATTTGATCTAAACGATGATTTGCTAGAATAATCGCCTCTCGATTTCCGCTTTTCTCAGCAGCCATCAGGTCAACTATCAATTTTGCCCTTGCGCGGATAAGGGCATTTTCTTTTAACAAAGCCTCAGTTTTGGCACTTTGCTTGAATGGAGTGCCACCTCCCTCAAGGGTTGGTGTCTCACTTTCAGCGATTGCGGGGTTATTTTTTTCTGCCTCAGCTTGAGCCTTGGCTAAAACTTGAGCCGCAGCCAACTGAAATTCAGCGGCAGCAAGAGAATTCTTGGCGGCATGAATAGCACCCCCAAATCCACTCTCCTCAGCAAGAGCTAATTTTTCCCTAGCCTCAGCCACATCATTTATTAAATCGCCAGTAGTTGAAAGAAGGCCAGCTTGGTATAAAAAACCTGAAGTAGCTGAAGCCGCTTTGATAAAGACTTCTACTAAGCGAGTAGCTACTGGCAATAATTCCTGTCCAATAAGAACTCCTAGCTCAGAGAGTTCAGCTTTGAGGGCTACAACCCTATTTGCAAAGCTATTAGATGTCCGAGCAGCATCACCTTGGGCGTCCGTAACCCCATTAGTAATCAAGTTCATTCGAGCTTGTACTTTTTGAGCTTCAGTAGCCGCTTTTGTGCCCTTCTCAATGCCCATACGCATCAGTTCTTGGCTAAGGGTCGCCTCAGTAATTATAACGCCAAATCTGCGTACTGTTTCATGGTTGCCAACAAGTGCGCTTTGAAATGCTCTCATTACTTCTGGTGAAGAAACATTGTTAAATGAGCCGACATCAACTGCCAGCTTGGTCATTTCCACTGATAACTTAGCCGCTTCACCACGGGCAAATCCCATTGGCACAAACGTGTCCTGCAAAGTCGCGGCCATGCCCTCAAGCTCATGAGTAGCCCTGCCAACCTGATTGCCAAATTCATCTAATGCAGCGACAACATCGTCTCTAAAAGCCCCGAATACAACAGAGGACTTGCCTTGCATTTCCTGTACATCAGAAGCAAGATTTATAGCACTCATCCCAGCCTTAGCTAGAGCCCGAACAGCTATTACACCAACAGCACCAACCGCTGCGACCTTCATTACATTGAAGGATTTCTTCATGCTATTTGCGGATTGATCTACTTGATTGGTAGCTTTGCGCAAATCACGGCGCAAATCTGACAGATCAGCTTCGATCCTGACTAAAAGGGTGTCTACTGTAGTGGCCATTAGTCAGGATACCTTTCCATCATATCTTCAAGTTCTTCCTTGGCGAGAGGTGGCGGCGTACCCCCCGAATGGAACTCCGAAAAACCCTCAGTTGCGGAAAAGAATTCAATGAGGCTCATGTTCCAAAATGTATCTGGTGACATTTGCATCTTTCCAAGGGCCAATTTCATCCATTCAGCCCAAGGTAATTCCGTTACACCGCCGCCTCCTCGCCGTTTCCCGATTTATCACCATCAGGCATAAGGGCTTTGGTTAAAACCTCACCAACAGCCTTCATGCCCTCTGTCAATCCAGCATCCCAAACAGCCGATTGGATGTCCTTTATGGTAACATCATTACCTCCGGCTCTAACCACTGGAAGCAAAATTTGGCATATTTCTGTTGTTGTAATATCAGCTTCAGTCAACCTACCAAGGACCTTCATAATTCCACAGCCACAAGCTGTCTCAATCTTCACTAGACAGTCCATCGTCACTCTGGCTTCCCACACTTTCTTCCCGAGATTTACTTGCATCTCGCCGCGTTTTGGATTTGTCATTGCTTACTTCCTTTTTGATTTGCTTTACATCCATTACAAGGCACTCTCCCCGCCCATGTAAATTCTCAGCGTTTAAAACCTCAAACTCTATGTTGTCGGCCTTGAAGCTGTCTCCAACCTCAAGACCTGATACATAAGGCACTACGAATATAGCGCCTCTCTTATGGCTCAAATATGTTACTCCATTAAAGTCAACAGTCGCGTTTATCCAAGCCATTAGATTTCTCCTATTAAGCGGAAGTAAATGTAAAAGCGCCGCTATTCTCAAGTGTTACCGAATAAGTTGCTTCACCGTTATATTCACCAGAATACTCAAGAGACGCAATCATAAACTTTCCTTGGTATGTACCAAAGTCAGGGATGATAACCTCAAAGTTTGCGAAGTTAGCGCCGCCGAAAGCATTTTTAAGTGTTGTTTCTGAAGCTGCATCAGTAAACACTCCGGAGCCTGAGATTGAACAGGTTTGGACACCACCATTTGCTAGAAGCTCTCGAATACCAGAACTATCCTTGGTTGTTACATCAACCGCTTCATCATTCATTGTAATACCAGTTGAGCGCAAACCTCCAACTGTTGTATATGTATCTGCACTCGCGGCGGCAGTAGCATCTGCGCCGATTTTTAATAATAGGGCTGAACCTTTTTGAGCCGCCATGATCTTACTCCTTAGTTATCAAACACGACAGCCCGGAACCTCATTACTCCGTGCCGCGTTATACCATCAGTTTCCGCTAGTGTAGTATTGAACTCTTGTCTAATATTAACCAGCGATGCACCTGAAATACTTATATCAGTATTATGCAGGTTTTCATAGACGCTTTGCATGATCTCTTTAATCTCACGTCTGCCCCTGTATTGAGACCAAGCGTGGATGGTAAGTGTATGCTCAATGCCATCAAGGGTCTTAGTCCCATTGTTTGAAGCAGTTTCCTCACCAATAACAACATACGGATATGCAGTACCTTCTGGAACGTCATCGAATACAGGAACATTAACATCGTCAATACCATTAATATTCCCATTAATAGTGGTAAATATAGCCTTCTGAAGCTCCCATGAGTGTAAAGCCATTACGCACCTCTTGCTTTTAATTTAGCGTACATTTGAATGATTTTACGTCTATTTTCCTCAAGTGCTGGCTGAAGAAACGGACGCGCACCCATTTTGCTTGTTCCGAATTCAAGTGCCTCAGAATAATCTGCGCGACTCTCTACGCTTGCGCCATGACCATTATTGTCTTTATCAACGAAAATATTTGAAGCCAAGAAACCAGTGTCTGAATTGGGTGGGTTGCCCGGAAGGGATGCTGTGTGATTACCATAAGTTGCACCCTTAGATTGATGTTGTTGAATGGATTTTACAGCAGTATTACGCACCATATTGGCCCCAGTCTCAATGATCCTCTTAACCTCAGCCTCATATTTACCCATTACTATGCGTGATTTATTTATTCTTTTAGTGCTGGTTCTTATGGTCATGTAGCTACTCCCTCTACGCACATAACCTCAAGATATTTATTACGATTATCAACATTTATAACTCGTCTAATATTAAAAACTCTTGTTACAGATGATCCATCATTTACAAATTTATATTGTATGCGATTTTGAAAACTCAAATCCCTACGAAACCTAATAGTGATAATATGAGTAATAGGTTCCTGTAGCTGGTCTCCAAAAAGTCTTTCGCCACCGGATTTTGGTGTTATTGATCCAAAAACAGTTGCAAAAGTGCTATATGATGAAACACTATTTGAGCCACCACCATCTGCGGTTACAACCTTAACTTGAAGATCAAGTTTATGACGCATTTTGCCGATTGGCATCAAATAACTCCAGATTTAAATGTTTGACCGTAAGATGAACTACTAAATCTAAGGACCCTATAAGGGTCAAGAAGGGACTTGATTGCAGATGATGGAACTATGCCATTATCATTGTCTCCACGATGCTCATAAAGATAAGTTGCATATTGAAGTATCGCTAGTCTAATTGGCTCCGGCACATTAAAGGCATTTTCCCCATATCCAGCGATAAAATTAATCTCAAGACCATTCGATTTCCTTAAATCAGTAGGATATGTACCACCTGTCCTGAGACTTATTCTTGCTGGTTCAGAAAAAGTATCAACATAATAATTTGAAGCATCCCATGTTGATTCCGTATCGTCATCTGCATAATATTTTACGCTTTGCACTGACACAACAGGTGCAGCCGATAATTCTATGTAATCTGAAAGTGCGAGATTAAAGTATCCCGTCCTCGTCCCTTCCCAAAGGTTTACATCAAGCTCCCTTGCACTATCCAGTGCCATTTGACAGGAGCGATTTATAAAAAATTTATTTGTATAATTTTCAGCCCAATTAGTTGCAGCCTGTATGAAGCTACTTAGCTGAGTAATATCTACACCTTCATCAAGTCTCAAATGCTCTTGAAACTCAATGCGACTAACCGGAGTTGACGCTGGCCCTGTAACAATTTTCAAACCACTCATTTGCCAGTCTCCGCTTCATTAACTTAGGATTTTTTAGATTTTTTCTTTGGAGCTTTTCCACCTTCCCATGCCTCATTTATATCAGGCGTGTTGGGATTGTCAGACGCAAGCTGTCCATTGCTTTTTCGAGCGCGTTTAGCTTTTGTCTCTGTGGGGGAAGCATTGCCACCGATTTCATTTGCCAAACCAGATTTTACAAAACCTTGGAGAACCTTTTTCTCCCAAGCCTCTGTGGCTGTGTATTCTTCACCAGCCATAAATCGCTGTGTTGACGCGCCATCTTCGCGGTTAATTCCAGCGGCACTTTTTACCATCATAATTTTCATCTGAAATCTCCTGTAGGGTAGGATGGGGAAGGCGATTAAGCCCTCCCCTTGGTTGCTTAGGAAGCAGCCATTTTCAGTGCGCGCATGGCTTCAGCCAATACCACTTCACCACCTACGCGGCGGCGAGCGATGTAACGCACGTTGCCTGTGGATGCTTGTGAATAGGGGTCACGCAGAACTGAGAGTGCCACACGATCAACGATCATGTAGCCACGGCGATAGTCACCGAATACCACTGGTTTAGCAGCGGCAGCGATGTCAGCCATGTCTACAGCTTCAACATAGGCGTGGCCCAAAATGGTATTTGGGAGGCCAGATTGACCGGAGAAACCAGTCTGGAAGATGTACTGACCAGCAGTATCTTTCAGCTTGCGGATTTCACCGAGAGTTGTCCGGTTCAGCATAAATGCTGCGTTACGGGCATACTCAGACTGAAGACCATGTACCAAGTCCATCAGATCGTCTGTTGCGATTGCAGCGGCAGCGGCAGCAGTTGTCGAGGCGACAGTTGTGCCGTCCAAGATACCTGTTGGTTTGTTTGTGCCGTTACCTGTCAAGAACGCTGCGCCTTCAGCTTTTGCAAATTGCTCTGCAAATTCAG